ATCTGCACAGTGATGCGGTGTTCGTTCGACCCCCCCTATGAAATTCAACAATAGGGGGTGCCTCACTATGGTGAGGGCGCCGCAGTTCCATCCATGGAATAGTTGCGGCCCTCATTGGGGGTAGAGTGTGTGACTCGGTGGGCGCCGGACTGGTGAGGATCCAGAGCGGGGAGGGGGGAGGGAGGGGGGGGAAAATAGTCGGGGACTGTACATCAATTCGTTCCGGGCAATAGTTCATCTGGTGGCGATGTAGCTGGGCACAAGTAAGTATTATCTTTATTACTCATGCCTCTGTACTACCACAGTTGACCTGCTGGGATGCCTCCGTGCAGTCTCTAGGCGTTTTTGTTAGCACTGATAAAGACAGGTTTTGGGGCGTTTAAACGGATTGACTCCGTAGTTGTTTCGGCTAATCACCATGATAGTCGACACCTCTTCAGGTGGGCCAGTTTAACGTCCTAGCCAGGACCTACGTGCACCAAACTACGCTAGAAAACTCCTCTGCGGGGGATGCACAACTCGTCGTAGCATCCACGGGTTCTGGATAGTGTGAATGGAGTCCATACGCGCGTCGACAAAGTTGTCGATGGCGGTCTGGTACAGACCCAACACTTCCCCGGACCCGTAGGCTGGTCGAAGATCATTGAGCGGCGGGGGAACGGAACCCTCACCCACCTGGAACTCTCCAAGGGAGAGGTCGGCCAGACGGGCGAGGGACATGGGGCGAAGATACTTACCTTTTGTTTTAAAGATCCTGTCGGCATTAAAGATGCGCAGTTTCTGTTCAAAGGTCAGTTGGTCCGGCTTCGGACTATTCTTCTCCCTCTTCTTCCATTCCTTCCACCACTGATCATACTCAGCCATCGTCTCACACGCGCGCGGAGAGCGGCGCTTGTGCATGACGTTGGCGGTGTACATCAGGCGGTATAGCCAGGCATCCTGGGTCTCACCAATGGTGGACCAATTGATAGGAGCGGCTACGCCCTGCCCTGTAGCACCAGTACGATCAAGAGTCTCAAGAGCGGGTCCGGACTCGGTGTACGCCACATAAGATGTGGGTAGCCCGAGCGCTCGGAAGCTCTTTGAGACATCAACGACGTCGACTAGAGATGCTGCGAATGCTGTTTCCTGCTCTGCGAGGGAGAAGAGCTGCAATGCAGGGTTGGAGGCGAAGATCGCCGCCATCTGCAATTGCTCGTCCGTAATGTACGCCCCCGCGGGTGCCAGTTCCGGTGAAAATCCCAAACCACCCAGTTTGACTGGGAGGAAGTAGTTCGGCGAGAAACCCTCGATATTTTTGAAGGTCCAACGTCGGAGTACAATGGGGAGATAGCACCGGGCCCAAGGCAAGGAGACCATCATCTTGCTCACGTCTCGGGAAATCCCGG